CGATGCATCGCTATGGATTGAATGCTTTCGTGATGGGTCAGGTCGTGGCTACGCAAGCAAAGGGCAAATCTATGATGCGAAGAATGATTTCTTTGTTCCGCAAAGTTGGTCATACGACGCTGAACTTGACAAGTTTGTTCCACCCGTTTTTAGTGAGGTAGCAGAATGACACGCTCTTACATGGGTTATGTCTCATCGCAGACAACTAGCACTTTGCCGTTGATGTCATACGGTACTGCGACGGGTGGTTCGGTCAACGGCGGTGCTGGCACAACGATTACCGTGAGCGGTGTCAGTTACACGATGCTTACCTTCACGGCAACTGCAACTTTGACGGTGACGAAGGCTGGCTTGTTTGATGTCTTTTTGATGGGTGGCGGTGGAGCCAGCGGAAACTCGGACACAGGTGAAGACGGTTCTGGCGGTGGCGGTGGTGGCGGTTGGCGTGAAGCCACACTGTATCTGGACTCAAATCAGACGATTACGATTGGTGCTGGTTTGGCTGGCGCAGCAGCCAGCGGTGCGGCTATCGGTGAACCGACATACATTGGCGACCTTCTGTTGGCTTTGGGCGGTGGGCGTGGAGGAACATACGACTACTTCATGAATGGCAGTAACGCTATTCGTGCTGGTAACGCTGGTGGGCAAAACGCAAATGGCGTAGCGGGTGCGACTGCATGGGCTGGTGGCAACGCTGGTGGCAACGCTGGTGCAACCCATGACTACTATCGTGCAAGCGGTGGTGGTGGTGGCGCAGGTGGAGTCGGAGGAAACGGCAATAATACTGGTGGTGCTAACGGTGGTGCTGGCGGTATTGGTCGTGATATGTCTGCATGGCGTGGCGAATCCGCTGGAACTACTCGCTACGGTGGAGGCGGCGGCGGTGCAACTCCAGGTGCTACTGGTACTCCTGGTACTGGTGGTGCTGGCGGTGGCGGCAATGGTCAGAAACAGGGCGCAAGCGGTACGGCAGGCACAGCAAACACAGGTGGAGTTGGAGGCGGAGTCGGACAAGTCAGTGGCACATTATCTGGTTTGAGTGGCGGTTCAGGAATTGCTCTCGTAAGGTTTAAGATTTGATATGACTTACCATAACGCTCACGCTGCTCGCATTGACGAAAACAACATCGTTCAACAAGTGATTGTCATTCCGTATCTGAACGATGATGATGACGAAATTACGGCGTACTGTAACTCTTTGGGTTTGGCTGGTCGTTGGATTGATACTTCGTACACGGGTTCTCGTCGTGGACGATTTGCTGGTGCTGGTGACTTTTATGATGCCGAACTTGACGAGTTCGTGACACCACCTGTTGTTGAGGTTGCAGATGAAACTGAATAAGAAACAGCAAGCCGCCCTACAATCGTACGCTCGCAGCGCACTCGCTGCGGTTGCTGCTGTCATCGCTACAGGTAACTGGAATCCCGAGGACATTGTGAAGGCTGCTGTGATTGCGGTGTTGCCTCCTGTGTTGCGTTGGGTGAACCCGAACGATAAGGCGTTTGGTAGGAGCAAAGTAAAGAGGCATTAAATGGATTTGGGGGACCTTCTCAACGAGAAGGAGTGGCGTAAATGCAGAGTTGCTGACGACGCATCAGTGGATGATGCGCTCGCAGCGTTTGAGTATTTTTGCTCAACGTATTGGCATATTCGTCATCCTGAGCGTGGACGTATCAAGTTTGTGTTGCGTGAAGCGCAGTTGGAAACTGCCCGGAATTGGATGGAGCATCGTTATACGATTGTGTTGAAGGCTCGTCAGATTGGGTTTTCTACTCTTGCTGCTGCGTTTGTGTTTTGGGAAACGTTTTTTTGGTCTGACAGGTTTGTGGTCATGTTGTCTCGTACTGAGCGTGAGGCATCTAAGTTGTTGCAGAAAACGAAGTATGGTTACAAGATGTTGCCTCAGTGGATGAAGGTGCGTGGACCTCAAGTTGTGTCCGATAACCAGTTGAAGATGGTGTTTGATAACGAAGCATCTATTGAGTCGCTTCCTTCGGGTAATGACCCTGCTCGTGGTGAAGCGGTGTACAGGGTGGTGATTGACGAGATGGCGTTCTTGCCGAATCCTGATGAGGCGTGGGCTTCTATTGAGCCGATTGCTGACGTTGGTGGTCGTGTTATTTGTTTGTCTACGGCAAATGGTGAGGGAAACATTTTTCATGATTTGTGGGTCGGGTCACAGACCCGCACCAATAGGTTCGTTGGCATCTTTTTTCCGTGGTCTGCTGGTGAACGTGACGATGAGTGGTATGAGGCTAAGAAGCGTGATTTGCCTGATTGGCAGTTGGCACAAGAGTATCCGTCTGACCCTGATGAGGCGTTTATTCGTTCTGGTCGTCCTGTGTTTGATTTGGAGGTGTTGAGGGAGTTGGAGTTGGTGGAGCCGTATCGTGGCTATTTGGCGAAGTTGCCGGGTCGTGGGGTGTATGAGTTTCGTGAGGATGGTGGCGAGTTTGCTGTATGGAATTTTCCTGAGTTGGGTGAGGTGTATGTGGTGGGGGCTGACGTTGCTGAGGGTTTGGGGCATGGTGACTATTCTTCGGCTCATGTGTTGAATGCGTCCACAGGGGAGATAGTGGCGCATTGGCATGGTCATATTGATGCTGACTTGTTTGGTGAGGAAACGTTGTATGCGATTGGGCATTGGTATAACAAGGCGTTGATTGGTGTGGAGTCAAACAATCATGGTTTGACAACGTTGAAGGGGTTGCAGCGTGTGGGGTATAAGAATTTGTTTCGGCAGCGTCGGTTGGGTCAACGTAATCCGACTGTGTCGGAGACGTTGGGTTGGCGTACGACGAGTGTGTCTAAACCGTTGGCTGTGGACGAGTTGAATGCTGGTTTGCGTGACAGTGTGTTGGGGTTGTGGTGTAAGTCTACGGTTGCCGAGTTGCGTACGTTTGTGCGTGAGGAGAATGGAAAGATGCATGGTTCTCCGCATGATGACAGGGTGATGTCGTTGGCGATTGCGAATCAGATGTTGAAGTATGTGTGGCTTCCTGAGTATCGTGGGACGGATACGCCGAAGGCGAATACGTTGGGTTGGTGGGAAAAGCACATTATTCGTGAAAAGAAGCCTGAAAGGGCGTTGATTGGGTCCCATAATGTGAGAAGTAGCGGTTGGGACTAAGGGTGATGCAAGTTTTTGTTTGTGAGCCGTGTGGTAAGTCTTTTGAGGCTGAGGAATTGCCCCGCCGTGGTGCGGTGTGTTTCGGATGCCATGTGAAGACAATTCGGTTGGGTTTCACATACGGGCAGGAAGATTTTCATGGTCCTACGATTCGTGAGCGTCAAGCCAAAACGGTTGCTGATGCCAAGGTGAACGGCTATAACGCTGAACCTGTGGGGAGTCGCTGGGTGTGACATGGAGACTGTTCTGGTTCCGATTGCGGTTGCGATTATTACGGGGCCAATAGTAGTTGTTTTACAGAAGTTGCGTAAGGAGAACTCTGAGCAGCATGCCGAAGGCAGGGTTCTGCTTCGGAATGTGGCTCATAAGGTTGACAAGATAGGTACAAAGTTGGACGAGCACATCGGCTGGCATAAAGGGAAAGAGGAATAATGGCACGCATTTCTAATTACGAGTTGTTGAAGCGGTATCGCAACAAGTTGGAGCATTCTCGTCGTTGGCGCAAGGAAGAGAAATATGATGACTTGTGGCAGCGGATGATTGACCTGTATCGAGGTAAGCATCACCGTACCGACATCAAAGAGGACCAGTTGCTTGTCAACATGGCGTTCTCTACTATCAACATTGTTGCTCCTGCTGTTGCGGTGAATCATCCGAAGATTACGGTGAACGCTCGTCGCCCCGAAGATGGCGACAAAGCGGTGGTGACTGAGGCGATTGTGAACTATTGGTGGCGTCACTATGACTGCCAGAAAGAGTTCCGTCGCTCAGTGAAAGATGCGTTGATTCTTGGTCATGGTTGGGTGAAGACTGGTTACCGTTATGTGGAAGAAGAGAAGGCTGTTGATGGTCAGTTTGATTCGTATGACGAGTTGGCTGAGAACCGTGAAGAGAACGTTGCTGAATCTAATCTGATTGTCAAAGAGGACCGCCCGTTCGTGGAACGGGTGTCCCCGTTTGATGTGTTTGTTGACCCGGATGCAACGAGCATGGAAGATGCTCGTTGGATTGCGCAACGTATTCGTCGCCCGTTGGAGGATGTGAAGAAAGATAAGCGTTATAACTCTACGGCTCGTAGTGAGGCTTCTCCGTCGCATTACACGAAGTGGGGTCAGGATGCGTATCGTCCTCGTCGTTCACAAGACCCGCAGGATGCTTATGTTGAGGTGTGGGAATGGTATGACATTGACCGCAATACGGTGTCGGTGTTCTGTGACGGGTCGGACAAGTTCCTTGTCGCCCCGAAGGAGATTCCGTTTGCTTTCGGTCAGCCGTTTGTGATGATTCGTAACTATGACGTTCCTGAGACGTTTTATCCGATGGGTGAACTTGAGGCGATTGAGCCGTTGCAGCACGAATTGAATCAGACTCGTACACAGATGATGAATCATCGTAAACGGTTCTCACGTAAGTGGCTGTATAAGGAATCTGCGTTTGATACTGATGGTCGTCAAGCGTTGGAGTCCGATGAGGACAATGTGATGGTGCCTGTGATTACGGATGACAATTTGGGTAACGTGTTGTCTCCGATGCCTGCGGTGATTAACCCACCAGAGTTGTATAACCAGTCGGATTTGATTTCTTCGGACATGAACCGTGTTTCTGGTGTGTCTGAGTATCAGCAGGGTTCCATGCCTGAGATTCGTCGTACGGCTACTGAGGCTGCGATTGTGCAGGATGCGTCCAATGCTCGTTCTAGTGACAAGTTGGCGATTATTGAGCGTGCTATCGGTGAGTGTGCTCGCCGTTTGGTGATGCTGGCACAGCAGTTTATGACTGGTGAGCAGGCGATTCGTGTTATTGGTTCTGAGGCGCAACCGTTGTGGTTGACGTTTGACCGTGACTACATTCAGGGCGAGTTTGACTATGAGGTTGAGGGTGGGTCCACTGCTCCGATGAATGAGTCGTTCCGTCGCCAGCGTGCTTTGCAGATTGTGGACGCTATGGCTCCGTTTGCTGGGGCTGGGATTTTGGACATGGGCAAGATGGCTACCTACGTGTTGCAGTACGGGTTTGGTATCAAGCAGGCTCAGGGGTTCATTATGGCTCAGCCACCGATGGGAGCCATGCCGCCCGAGGCGGCTGGCGGTGCTCCTGCTGGGATGATGCCACCAGAGGGGATGGTGCCCGGTATGGGTGCTGCGGAGGGTGAGCCGACTGGTGGTATGCCTTTGCCGAGCAATATTCCGCCTGAAATTCTGTCGCAATTGCTGGCTGCTGGTGCTCCTTTGCCGAATACGCAGTTGCCGAATGAACAAATTATGTAGCGTCTGGTACTAGGGGTAGAGCAACCGCCGAAGGAGGACTCTATGAGTAATATTGAAAACACCGTTGAAGAAGTTACTGACACACCCATCGTTGATGGGCAAGTTGATGCGAACTCCGAAACTGGTGAAGCCTTAGAGGCTGAACCGAAAGAGTATTTCGTCTGGGACGAATATGCTGACAAGCCCGTCAAGTTAATTGTTGATGGCGAAGAAATTGAGGTTCCGCTCGCTGAGGCGCTCAACGGTTACCAGCGTCAATCGGACTATACCCGTAAGACGCAGGAACTTGCTGAGCAACGAAGACAGGTGCAGTTTGCGGCCGCTTTGCAAGAGGCTTTGCAGAATGACCCAGCAAGCACTGTGGAATTGCTTTCGCAACATTATGGGGTGAACAAGCAACCAACATCCGAAGAGGATGAGTTTCTTGACCCAGTGGAGAAGCAGTACCGCCAACTTGAAACTCGGATTCAGGCATTTGAACAGGAGAAAGCGATGCGTGAGTTAGAGAATCAGATTGAGTCTTTGTCACGGAGATACGGGGAACTTTTTGATGCCAATGAGGTCGTAGCGAAAGCATTGGCGACAGGAAGCACAAATCTTGAAGCAACTTATAAGCAGATTGCGTTTGACCGTTTGTTTGAACAGTCTCGTACCAAGGAAGTAGCAACTAAAGTGAAATCTGAGGAAACGAAGAAGATTGTTGATGCGAAACGGGATGCCGCAGTGGTGTCTAAGGGTGCTTCTGCGAAGAGTGCCGATGTGTCTTCTAAACCTATTCGTAGTGTTCGCGATGCCTTTGAATCTGCCAAACGGCAGTTAGAGGGCTAGCACAATTTCAACCAAACCAAGGAGTAATTCATCATGACTGCAAATGCAAATTTTGATGCGCTGCTTTCAACAACGCTTGCTAACTACCGTTCGCAACTCACGGATAACGTGTTCACTGCACGTCCGCTGACCTATTTCCTCATGGATAAGGGTCGCATCCGTATGCTCAACGGTGGCACCAAGATTATTGAGCCGCTCATCTACGGAAAGAACAGCACTGTGGGTTCGTACTCAGGGTACGACTCGCTCAGCCTGACCCCGCAAGAGGGAATTTCGGCTGCGGAGTTCGAGTGGAAGCAGTACGCTGCATCCATTTCAATCTCCGGTATTGAAGAAGCCAAGAACAACGGTGAACAGGAAATCATTAACCTGTTGGAAGCGAAAATCATGCAGGCTGAAGAGTCCATGCGTGAGTCGTTCAACCAGATGTTCTTCGCTGATGGCACTGGCAACAGTGGCAAAGATTGGAACGGCTTGGGCAACCTCGTTGAGGCAAGCGGCACTGTTGGTGGTATCAACCGTGCAACTTCTGGCAACGAGTTCTGGCGTTCATACGAGGAGAACACCGCAACTGCGTTGACTCTCGCTCAGATGGCGACTGCCTACAACACCGTGTCGGTTGGTAATGACCACCCAGACATGATTCTTACGACTCAAACCCTGTTTGAGAAGTATGAGGCTCTGTTGCAGCCACAACTTCGTTACACGGACACCAAGACCGCAGATGCTGGATTCCAGAACCTGCTGTTCAAGGCTGCTCCAATTGTGTACGATGTTCACTGCACTTCGGGTGTCATGTACTTCCTCAACAGCAAGTACCTCACGTTGGTGGGTCACAGCGGCAAGTGGTTTGCACAAACTGAGTTTGTCAAGCCAGAAGACGTTGATGCTCGCTATGCGCTCATCATGTGCTACGGCAACTTTACGGTCCGCAACTGCGCCAAGCAGGGCAAACTGACCGCCAAGACAGCCTAATCGGTAACTAGGAAACAAGGAGAAATATCATGCCATTGAAGCCAAACAGCACATCTGGTGCTCTTACGCGCAAGCGTCTTGAGGACTGGGTAACAGCGTTTGAAAAGGTTGCTGAGGTCGCTGAGACTGATGCAGCACAAACGTTGAGCGCCAGCGAATTGCTGGAGAGCAAACTGTTCACCTGCACGCCAACTGCGGCTCGTAACTTTACGACCGCTACGGCTGCGCAGATTGTGGCAGCGCTCACGGATGAAGCAACTGGTACGTCATTTGAGTTCACGATTGTGAACCTTGCTGCCTCAACCCACGCAATCACCGTTGTCGGTGGCACTAACGTGACCATCGTCGGTGCTGCTGCGGTTTCGGCTGCGACGTCAGGCACTTTCGTCGGGGTTGTCCAGTCGGACAGCACCGTGAAGGTGTACCGCAAGTAAGGGAGTTGATGTTGGGACGGGGGGATGAAGCCCTCCGTCCCACATCACATCAATAAAGGAGAAAG